TTTGTAATAAAGTGTCAAAGGATAGTAAATTATTAGTATCGTACATATCTTTAAATTAAAAAGAGTGTGACATTTGCCACACTCTTTTATTAATAATTAGAATGCTCTTTTAGAAAGGCATATCATCATCTGGTGCTCCAGGTGCTTGTGCTCCTGCAGTTGGAGTAGCTGGTGCAGCTCCATTACCCAATTTTGGATCATCACCATCTTCTTTTTCCATTTTGTCAAATCCTGGATCGATTTTCAATCTTGATTTGTCAGATGTAACAGACATAGCCTCTACAAATGGAACATACTTAGGAATTGAAACATAGTTTCTGTAATTGTAAACCAATTTAATTCTCAATTTTGTTTTGTGAATATTTGGTTTAACCATTGCAATAACTTGGTTTGCAAAATCCTCGAATGTCGGTGCAGAGATGTTGACAGCCTCTGCAGGTACAAACTTAGTACAGATGTGCTTGATTCTGATTAAGAAGTTTTTAACTTTTTTCTCAAAATTAGCGTCATCACTTGCGATTGGCCATTCTGTGTGAGATACTTGCTCACCTTTATCTCCTTCAAAGTGAAATTTTAAATACGGATTTCCATTAGAAGCTGTTTCTAACGAAATATCTTTTAATGTTACTGCTTCATGAATACCTACTGAAAAGTAATTATTCGATTCTTCTTGTACTGATTGATCTAAACTATACATATATGTTTATTTTTAAAAATTTGTAATTAATTAATTATTCTCCTAATTCGTAATCTCTGATTGCTTTGTCTACTGCTGCAAGATCATTAGGTATTTGAAACGATTCGAACACTCCTTCTGGTGAACGAGCTGTGTTATAACCATTGTTTTGAGTTTCAAAACAGTAAGTAACTTCTCCTTCTCCTCTGACAATTGCCGCATACAACGTGTAAGTTGTTAAACCTTCTAAGTTTAACTTAGTTAACTTAGCTCCGTTTGTTTTCAATCTTTGTCTTGGAATACCGTCTTTACCTAAGTAATCTTCTGTATGAGCAATGCAGAAAACTGTTAAATCTTCTCTTAACGAAGCTACTAAACGATATAAATCGTAAACATCTCCAGCAAGATCCATCCATTTATCGTAACCTTTCTTCTTTCTTTCTGACATTTCTTTATCAGACATAATAGAATTTAAAGTATCAATAACGATAACCTTGATGTGAGGTTGATCGGTATTAACTTTGTTCAACAAAGTCATAATCATAGAAATATCTGAAGTAGATACGTAATTACGATTTTCTTTGTTGTACTTTGCTTTCCACCCACGGAAAGGCATGTTTTTCTTATCACCATTGATGTATAAAACACCTTCTGGATCTAAGTTGCGCATTGAAAAGGTTTTACCTGTACCAGGTTCACCAAGCACTTGGACTAATGTAGCCATACTCTCTATTTTTATTGGTTAATAAATACTTTTAAACTTTGCTCATATCATAACCATTATTAGGTTTTGTTACTTGCATAGGATGTTCGGGTTCTTCAATTCTACTGTATTTCAGCATGTTTTTCATTTGAGCAACACAAGGTTCACCCTCTCTTACTTTTATGAAATGCCAATATACATAACCAGCTACAGGCCACCCGTGAGGCCCATAACTTTGTAGTCCCATTTGTTCTGGATTCATAGAAACCATTACTACATCTGAAAACTGATAAACCATATCACCTCCAAATACATCTTTTCTAAGTGGAAAATGACGATGAGGATCAGTCATTCTATCTGAAGATTCAATATCTCTGTTCAATTGAGTTAAAACTACAAATGCTATTTTGTAAAGTTTCTTTAATCTATTAAACATTGTCATTAATTCTCCAAGAACAATTCTCTCTAATTCACCTTGTTTACCTTGTACAAGGATAGTATGGTCTAACAAAACAACAAGACCTCTGTTTGGATCTTTCTCCAGAGCTTTTCCAATAAAATTATGGATAGTATTTTCGATTTGCTCTACTGTTCCTGAATGTTCTACATAGTGAACGTTCAATTTAGCTATTTTAGCACCTTCTTCTAATACTTTTGCATAAGTTTCATCGTCAAGCTTCTGACCTAACTTACCACTATACAGTTCTTGTGTTGTCTTATCTAATGCACTTGCAAACTTTCTACCAACAAGATTACGAGATAACATTTCAAAGTTAAACGATAAAATATCAAAATCTTCGTCCTCGTTTAAAAATCCTAACTGGGTTTCTAATTGGTTTAATATTGCAGTTTTACCTGAACCTGACCTACCACCTATTGTATGAATAGTATTCCATTCCAAACCACCCATAGCTACCTCATTGTATTTAAACCAAGGAGTTGTTAAAGACTTTATAAGCCCTAACCTTCTATCGTTAATATACCTTGCAGCTTCTCTGGTGGATTCTACAATAGGTTTTACAGCCAATAATTTAGGCTTAGATGAGTGTGTTTCCATACGATATAGTTGTTTTAGTTGTGTTACTTAAATCAATTAAATGTTCGTAAGTAAGCCACTCGTTTTTGTTTATCCAAGTAATAAATGCTCTCATAAATCCTAATGAATTGTTTTGCTTTCTAAAAGCTAACTCTGCATTAAGACAATTCATAACGTGAGCATGTTTTGCTGCTTGGTTCGCAGTTCCGAGATACTTTTTATACTTTGCTTTGCACTCTTTTGTTTCTTTAGCATCTGATGATTGAGGTCTAAGCATTCTCATACCTCTATTACTGGACACTTTTATAGGAAACGTACTAAACAACTCATGAAAATAAGCATCTACATCGGATACAAATAGGTCTGTAAGCATTTTTTGGAAAATGTAATCTTTTCACTTTCTACTTCAGACCAATCTATATTTTTTTGTAGTATAAATCCTTTCTCTATAAGTTCATTTAACTCTTCGTTTGTAATAAAACCTCTATGAATAACCTTGTCTACCGTATTGAATTTCTTTTCAAAACAGAGGAACAATAATAGATATTGAGACGGACTTAGCCTCTCCTCAAAGAGAGAGTCCACGTTTATTTCTACTACCATAAGTTACTTTAAATTTTTTGGATTTTACACCGATTCTCCTTACTCAAATATACGAAATAATCACCAAACATAAGTATTTTTTTGTTACTTCTTTACTCTTTTGATTGTAAATTTCGTTGTTAATTTCAGAAATATTATTAATAAAACAGCCAGGAAAATTCTCCTGACTTTTAGCTAACCAAGATTGCTCTTTAGTACCTTCTACATACAGACGAATCATATATGCTTCTTTACCTTCTTTCAATCTGACAGCTCTACCAAGACGTTGGATAAAGTCTTTTTCTTTGGATGTACCAGATGCAATTATAGCAAGTGATACATCATTAAGGTTAGCACCTTCATTTAACGCTGAGGCTGATATAATAGCCCTTGTAGAAGTTTTTAGATCGTTAAAGTCATCTAACATTTGTTTCTTAACCTTTTTAGTAAGTTTAGAATGAAAAGTAGTTGCTATTTTTGGACCTAATTCTTGCGATACCGAGTTTGCAAAGTCAATAGACTGTGAAAACACTATACCTCTTCTATCTGAAAACTTTTCAAGTATTTCTACAACAGCTTGGATTTTATTCTCTGCATTGTAGATAATATCTTTTCTTGTTTTCATAGCATTCATACATAACTGAGGCCAAGCTCTCATGTCTCTAAAATCTTTCGCACTATATCCTTCTTTTTGAAGGAATGTTTTAAATGCGACAGGGTTTAGACACTTGAACAATACTTGAATGTTTTTAAATCCTCTTGAATCTGTAAAGATTGAAAAGGTTTTTTCAAACACTTCCGTTGCCTTATCATACTCTCCTTGCTCTTGTTTAGTAAGGGGAATAGCTAAATTGAATACTTTAAAAGGAGCTATTAACCCCATTCTTAACGCCTCTGCAGTCGAGATTGTCTCAACAATAGGAGCAATAGTCCATAATCTCGGTTTAAGACTTGATTCGATACTTGCACTTAATGCAAGTATCTTATCAAATTTATTTTCCAGGAAGAACTTAAAATATTGGAAATCCTTGTTCTGTACGTCTGGAACGTAATTATGTACCTCATCTGCTATTATTAAATCAAAATGCTCATTCTTCCATTTATACACTGTTTGTATGCATTGAATCTCAACATTTGTACTTAACAACTCAGAAGCTCCCCATTGAGTAAATTCTCCTACCCATGCGTCATCTCTAATAGTTTGTGTAGGGGTAATTATTAATATTCTTGCATCAGGTTTATGTTTTACAACATACTGAGAAGCAAGAACCCCACACCTTGATTTACCAACGCCTGTAGCCATTTCAAGAGTACCTTTACAGCCATTAACAAACCATTTGTTTAAAGCTGCTCTTTGTACTTTATCCTTAATTGCATTTACAGACATAATTTTATCTTTTAGTCATTAATCGAATGTACGACACATCTACAAAATAATATTGTATTACTGCATCATAAACATTCTCAAGTGATACACTATATACCACTCCATTTGAATCCCAATGTACATCTCTTACTCTAAAACTACAACTTTTTATAGTTCTATCGTTTGCACGAAGGTCTTTAGGACAAAACAAAACATGATCACCTACTGTAAACCATAACATTTTTTTATGTATAAGGTATTTAGTAGGATTATGCACTGACATAGCCAGTACTTGTTTGTCTTCTTTGTCTTCTTCCCATTTGTCCAGGAC